GTAATGGTCTCGGGCTCGCACGAAGGGAAATGGGATCCTATTTAGACGCAAACCCGCACATTCTGGCTAACTCATGCGTTTTAAGGTACTTGGAGGCAGTTCGAGCCCGGCGGGCTCGCCGCCTGCACCTACTATCTAGCGTCTGGCGCCAGTGGCGCTTGGCTTTTCTCAGGCGTTTTCAACGGCTTCCAAGGACCCAAATTCTAATAGGCAACTTGTGAAAGCGAAGGTGCATCTCTCCCCGGATGAAATATTCCTGGTGACGCGGGGCGTACCGTCTTCCGCCCCAATACTGTTGTTGATTTTGTCTAGACAGGACAATGTATATACGATATAATTGTATATACAAGACGTGAGATACGAGTGGGATGAAAACAAGAATCGCGCCAATCAGGCCAAGCACGGCGTTTCCTTCAAATTGGCCGAACTGGTCTTTCTTGACCCGGAACGTCTGGAAGAGCCGAATCAGATGGTCGATGGCGAAACCCGGCTTCAGGTTATCGGCATGGCCGGTGATGCGCTGGCGGTCCTGCTCGTTGTTTTCACGGAAAAGGATACTCATGACGAAGAAACAATCCGCATCATCTCCGCGCGAAAAGCGAACCGTGAGGAGCGAGGCCGATATTCGAGCCTACGCTAGGACCGCGGCCTATCGGGAAGAAATCGCCCGGCTAAAGGCCATGCCTGATTCCGCTATTGATTATTCCGATATTCCCCCGTTGACCGACGAACAGCTGGCCCGCATGGTGCGCGCCCGCCTGAAACCACGCAAGACGCCCATCAGCCTTCGGCTAGACACGGACGTGCTCGAGTGGCTCCGAAAGAATGAAGGCGCGGGATATCAAACGCAGATTAACGGCCTTCTCCGCCAGGCGATGGAGCGTGCGGAAAAGCGGGCGCGCCGATCCGTCGGCGAATAGTTAAATCCTTGAAAACTCGCGGCTCCCGCATACTGGAATCGATGCCCGAGACGCGCAAGCCGCCTACGCTCGAACCGATGCCGGATCTTCCTCCGGGTTGCGATCCTGCACGTGCGGAACATATCCGCCAATTGTGCTACTCCGCGCTCGCAGCCGATGATCCCGAAGAGAGCGAACGCCTGTGGGAGGAGCTTTTCGGGTACATTTTCGGACCTCCCAATCCTTAAAGCCTTCAAAAGCTTGACAGTCATTGGATTTTTCGCGCATGCTGAAACGGAAGGACCCCTGAAGCTTTCGTTTAGAGCACGGTGTGAAAGTCAAGCCCGATGGGAATTCCCGGGCGGACGATGGAGCGGAACGCCGAAGCCGCAAAAGCGAAGAGCCGCTGACTCGAAGAAATCAGCGGCCCAAAAGGTCAGTAGAAAAACCCTAAGACGTCATCGTTAGCCAACAGGCTAACACATGGCGCTTTTGAACGTCACGCAGTACGCACGACACCGCGGTTGCCGTAAGGCAGCGGTTGAGTTCGCACTCGAGCGCGGCCGGATCCAGAAAAACGCCGATGGGTTGATCGATTCCGAGCAAGCCGATCGCGATTGGGAAGCGAACACCGATCACCGGCAGGCGCGGCCAGGTCCAAAGCCGCCCAAAACGAGCCACCGCAAGCCGGTGGAGTCTGCTCCCCCTCTGGAGGAGCGGCAAGCGCTCCAGACCGAGATTGCTTCGGGCGGAACGCTTAACTTCGCCAATGCGCGGGCGCTCCGCGAACTGTACGCGGCCGAGCTCCTCCGTCTCGACTACGAAACCAAACAAGCCACGCTCATGCCGCGAAGCCAGGTCGAGGGCGCGACCTTCGACGTTTACCGCGTCGTGCGGGATGGATTGCTCAATATCCCTGACCGGATCGCTGCGCAGCTCGCCGTCGAAACGAACAGCGCCGTTGTCCGCGACCTGTTGACCCGAGAGATCACGCAGGCGCTTGAAGCTCTCTCAACGCGCCTGGCGGAGGAACCCGCGGCATGATGCCCAGAGAGCAAACCGGGGCTTCGCTCGCGAGGGTCAAAAGAGCTGTGAGAGGCGCGGCGGCGCGCGCCCTTACGCCCGAGCCGGCGCAAACGATTTCCGAGTGGGCCGACCAAAACCGAATGCTTACGACCCGCAGCTCGCCGGAGCCGGGACTCTGGCGTACATCGCGCACGCCCTACCTCAAAGCCATCATGGACGCGCTTTCGCCGTCTGACCGCTGCGAAATGGTGATTCTCATGTGCGGCGCACAGCTCGGCAAGACCGAAGCCGGAAACAATTGGATTGGCTATACGATTCACCGCGCGCCGGGTCCGTTCATGGCCGTTCAGCCGACGGTCGAAATGGCGAAGCGCAATTCGAAACAGAAAATCGCGCCACTGATCGAGGATTGCCCTGCGCTGCGGAGTCTCGTTAAGGAGTCGCGATCGCGCGACTCGGGCAATACAGTTCTTTCGAAGGAATTCCCCGGGGGAATTCTCGTGATGACCGGCGCAAACTCGGCGAAAGGCTTGCGGTCGATGAGCGCCCGCTATCTGTTCCTCGACGAAGTCGACGGATACCCCGGCGACGCCGAGGGCGAGGGCGAGCCGTGCGACCTGGCGATCACGCGCACAGCGAATTTCGCGAAACGGAAAATCCTGATCACCTCGACGCCGGTCCTTTCCGGAAGATCGCGTATCGAGCGTTACTTCTTAACGAGCGATCAAAACCATTTCTACGTGCCATGTCCGCATTGCGGCGAATACCAGGAACTCGCGCCCGAAAACTTCCACTATCCGCCGATGAATCCAAGCGCAGCCTACTTCACATGCGTCGGATGCAATCGCGAATTGCACGACCACATGAAGAACGCGATACTTCCGCTCGGCGAATGGCGGCCGCACGCGGCCTACGATGGACGGGTTCGCGGGTTCTATCTCCCGAGTTTTTATTCGCCAGTAGGCTGGCTTTCCTGGGGAGCTATAGGCACGAAACACGCCGAGTCGGAAGGCGATCCGATCAAGCGCCAGGTGTATCACAACGTCGTTCTGGGGCTTCCCTGGGCCGATCAGGGCGAGGCTCCCGATGAGGACCGGCTGTTTGAGCGCAGCGAGGATTACACCTTGGGCGAAGTTCCCGAAGGCGGCCTCGTGTTGACTGCGGGCGTGGACGTCCAGAAGCAGCGGCTCGAGGTGGAAGTTGTCGCGTGGGGACGCCGGCGTATTTCGTGGTCGGTCGATTACCGGGTATTCCAGGGAGACACGACGCAGCCGCAGGTCTGGAAGCAGCTTGAAGCGCTGCTCGATTCCGAATTTTCTACGTCCTACGGGCAACCGCTGAGAATTGAGCGCTGCGCGATCGATTCCGGCTTTCAGCCGCTCACCGTCTACGACTTTGCGCGGACCATGCTCCCGACGCGCGTCATGGTGATCAAAGGCAACAATGCTTCGAGCGCGTTGTTGAATCATCCGTCGCTGATCGAGCATGGCCCCCATGGGCAGCGGTTAAAAGCGGGAGTGCGGGTTTGGCCCGTCAACGTGTCGATCGGAAAAGAGCAACTCTACCGTTGGCTCAAGCTCTCGATGCCGGATCTCGAAGCTGGGGAGGAGTGGCCCGTGGGCTTCTGCCACTTCCCCATGTATTCGAAGGAATATTTCGAGCAGCTGTGCAGCGAGCAGCTGATCACCCGGACGCTGCGCGGCATCCGCAGGACCGTCTGGGAAAAGCGCCGCGACAGAAACGAAGCGCTCGATTGCCGCATTTATGCGATGGCGGCGGCCGCCTCGCTGCGCCTCGAGGTGTGGACCGAGGACAAGTGGGCGGATCGCCAGGCGTCGCTCACCATCGTGCGCAATCCGAAGCCCCAGGTGAGCGCCGTGAAGGCGCGGGTGGGACAAACCGCCGTTCCAAAATTCACGTCGTTCAAAGCCAACGACAGCTTCAGCGAGGACTAAATGGCGCAACCCCCTTTTCGACGATTACAGATACCAGCCACGCGCCAGGTCGCGCCACGCAGCGTGCCCATGAACGATCCCTGTGCTCTGCTCGCCGACGCGCAGCAGAAGTATTACAACCTCGTCGCGGGCGGCGCGGTGCAGATGGTTGAAACGCCGATGCTCGGGCGCGTCGAGTACACCGCGGCGAACATCGATGCGCTGGCCGCGCTCATTCTCGATCTGCAGAATCAGTGCGAGGCCATCAACGGGTCGACGCGCCTCAAGCGGCGGCCCATCAGCTTCGAGGCCCGCCCATGAAGCCCACGTCGACGCACGAGATGACTACGAGCGCCTGGTACGGCGGGTGGGGTGAGCACTCGCACGCAGGCGCTTCGACGCATCGCAAACAGCTTTCCAACTGGATGCCCATGCGCCTTCCAGCGGACGTGGATCTGCTGCCGGATCTGGGTGCGCTCACCGCGCGGGCGCGGGACCTGAACCGCAACAACGGCGTCGCGGCGGGCAGCCTCCAGACGCTTCAGGACAATGTGGCCGGAACGGGCCTGCGGCTCGCGGCTTCCCCCGACTACCGCGCTCTCGGGAAAGATCCCGCATGGGCCGAGCAGTGGTCGCGCAACGTCGAAAGCCTGTGGCGCACCTGGGCCGAGTCGACGGCGTGCGACGCGGCGCACGAGCTGACGTTCAACGCCATGACGCGCCTGGTGCTGCGCTCTGGCCTCGAAAATGGCGAGGCGCTGGCGCTTCCCCTGTGGCTCGCGCGGCCCGACACGCCCTTTAGAACCACCATCCAATTAGTAGAGTCGGATCGCCTCTCGACGCCTTATGACCGCGAATACATCGGCTCAGGCGTGGTGGGCGGGATCGAGAAAGACCAGTATGGGCGGCCCGCCGCCTACTACATCCGCGACCAGCCGCAGATCTCCGACCTCTTTTTGTTCAACTGGCTGGTGCAGCTTACCTGGCAACGCGTGCCCGCCGAGACGCCGTTCGGCAGAAAGCGTGTGCTGCACATCCACGATAAAGAGCGCATCGGCCAGTCGCGCGGGCGGCCGATCCTTACGCCGGTCATCGAGCAATTCCGCATGCTCGATTCCTACCAGCGAACCGAACTGCAGTCGGCCATCGTGAACGCGCTCGTCGCGGGCGTGATCGAGACGCCCGTCGACTCTTCCACGCTGCTCGAAATGGTGGGCGGCGATCCGAACGCGTACCTCGAACATAAGAACGAATACCGAGTGCGGCTCGAAGGCGGCTCGATGATTCCGCTCTATCCCGGCGACAAGATGACGCCGTTCGTGCCCGCGCGTCCGGCGGCGCAGTTCCCGGCCTTCGTCGAGACGATCATGCGCCAGATCGGGACGTCGCTCGGGCTGCCGTATGAGCTGGTGCTCAAGGATTTCTCGAAGACCAATTACTCCTCGGCCCGCGCCGCGCTCATGGAGGCGTGGCGGTTCTTCGCGGTGCGCCGCTCCTGGCTTGCTACCAATTGGGCCGCGCCGGTCTACCGGCTGTGGCTCGAGGAGGCCGTCGATCTGGGGCTCGTCGACGCGCCTGGCTTCTACGACAACCGCGAGTTTTATTCGCGCTCGAAGTGGATCGGCATGGGCAAAGGCTACGTCGATCCGGTGAAGGAAGCCGAAGCCGCGCAGCTGCGCATGGAGATTTCGATTTCGACGCTCGAACAGGAGTGCGCCGAGCAGGGCCTCGACTGGAACGAGGTGCTCGAACAGCGGCGCGTCGAACTGGATCGCATGAAAGAGCTGGGGCTCGCGCCGCCGCCGCTCACCCAGAAATCGCCCGCGCCGGGCGAGCAGCCTGAGCAGGTTCCCGGCCAGCCGCCGAAGCAAGGAGCACTCGCAGCATGAGCGATCAGATCCCCTATTTCCGAATTGTCTCGGCGCTTACCGAGCGGCCTTGGGCCATCACGCCGCGAATGATGGAAACCATGATCGAGACGGTGCTGAACCCGGATCACATGACCGTCGACGCACTGGCTTCGAAGCTCGGGCGGCCGCTTGAAAAAACCGGCGGCAGAGTCGAGGTGCGCGGCTCGACGGCCATCTTGGGAATCGAAGGCCCGATCTTCCGGTACGCAAATCTGTTCACGGCGATCTCGGGCGCGACGTCGATGGAAATGGCGGCGCAGGACCTCGAGACCGCGCTCGCGGATCATTCCGTAGACCGCATCGTGCTGAACATCAACTCGCCGGGCGGCGAAGTGGATGGGACCGCCGCTTTCGCCGACATGGTGCGGGCCGGAAGCGAGCGAAAGCCGGTGTTTGCCTACGTCGACGGCATGGCGGCGTCGGCGGCCTATTGGATCGCATCGGCGGCGCCAAAGATCATCGCGCAGGAAGGCTCCTGGGTCGGCTCCATCGGCGTCGTCGCCACGACGATGGACAATCGCGGGGCGCAGGAGCGGCAGGGCGTCAAACGCTATTCGATTGTCAGCTCGCAATCCCCGAAGAAGAATCCGGACGTCGCTACCGACGCGGGGCGTGCGCAGATTCAGGAACTGGTCGACGAAATCGCGGCTATGTTCATCGGGCGCGTGGCCGCCTATCGCGGCGTGAGCGCGGAAACCGTCCAGTCGGACTTCGGACAGGGCGGATTGCTGCCGACGCGCCTTGCCAAAGAGCGCGGAATGATCGATTCGGTTCAGGGCTACGAAGCCTTTTTAGCGGGGATCTCGAACGAGTCCCGCTTTATTTCGATGGCGGCTCCAGCCGCAAAGGAGAACAACATGGCCGAGACAAACGCTGCGCCTCAACCGCAGCCAACGGCAGCGGCTCCCGCGCCGCCGCCTCAACCCGCAGCCGCCGCTGCGCCCGCGCCTTCAAACCAGGCCGAGCGCGAGCGCATCCAGGCGATCCTCAACCATCCCGAGGCCGAAGGCCGCCGCGATCTCGCGCAGCACCTCGCGTTTCAACACGACATGAGCGTCGAACAGGCGGCGATGGTGCTCAAGGCCTCGCCCAAGGCGGCGCAGCCCGCGGCGAACGCGGAGACGCCGCTTTCGCGGGCGATGGCGCAAATTCCGAACCCGAATGTTCACGCGAATGCGGAACCTGCGGGCGAGGCAGATCAATCCGATGAAGCCGAGGCGCGTCGCGTCCTGGCGTTCGTCCCGGCCAACAGGAAGGTCGCGGCCCGGTAAGCGGACCGTAAAAGAAAGGAACCAGGAAAAACATTATGGGCGGAACATACAATCCCCTTGGGCTCGCTGGCTTCACCGGTGCGGCGGGCTCGTTCGACTATTACGGACTGCTCTCGGACGGCGACGATATTGTAAGCCGTGTGGCCTACGCCGCGACTCCAATCGCGGCCCCGAATGGCCCAATCGTCAAGCGTGGCACGGTGCTCCATGTGGACATTAATAACCAGGTCACCCAAGGCGATGGAACCCCAGGAAAGGAATTCAATTGTGTGGCCGCAGAAGATTCGGACACCACGATTGCGAACGACCCGCCTACGGTTGCGGTGCTCATTTATACCTCCGGAAAGATGAAAGCCGACGCGATCATTTGGCCCCCAAGCGCACTGCACGTTCAGGTTACCGAGCAGCTTCGCGATGTCGGGATTCATATCGAATCGGTCGAATTCACGGACGGCTCGACGGTTAAGACCGCGCCGGGAAAGAAAGAAGCCGACAACGCCAAAGCCATCATCGAAAAGAACCGCGCCGCGCAGAAGGAGCGGAAGGAAGAAGCTCAAAAGCCGCGCGAGGACGCTACCGACTCTCCGTTCGCCTATCTCACGCCGGAAGAGCGCGAGAAGCACCCCGAGCTGGCCGATCTGCCGATGTCAGAGGAGCTGAAGGCGTCGTTTTCGACCGCCGAACCGATGCCCGGCCAGGAGAAGCCCACCGGCAATTTTTCGCATAAGCAACCGCCCGCGCCCCCCCCGCAGCATGGGCACGACAACAAGGAGCACAAGAAGTAAAAACGCGATGCGGGCGAGGGCGACGCCTGCTTCCCGGCTTTAAAGGAGCAAACCAATGGCAGATCTTTATTCGACGTCAGTACTCAATCGTGTTGTCACATCGCTCATCGGCGTGCCGCAGTTTCTGCTCGACCGATATTTTGGCAACACGCAGACCGAAACCACCGAGGAAATCCACTTCGACACCGTCGACGGGAAGCGCCGCATCTCGCCGTTTGTTTCGCCGCTGGTCGAAGGGCAGATCGTCGCGTCGCGCGGCTTTCGCACCTCGACGTTCAAACCGGCTTACATCAAAGACAAACGCGTCTTTGATATGAACCGGCCACTGAAGCGCATCCCCGGCGAGCAGCTCTATGGCTCCATGTCGCCCGTCGAACGCCTGCGGGCGCTGATGGCGCAGGACATGCAGGACCAGCGCGACATGCTCAACCGCCGTCTCGAAACGATGGCCGGTGAAATTCTTTCGACCGGACTGCTCACCATTTCGGGCGACAAGTATCCGACCCAGGTGCTCGACTTCGGCATGACTGCAAACCAGTCGACCGGCCACTGGCAGAACACCGCGACCTCAAAGCCGCTCGACGACCTGCAGGCCTGGGCGATGGATGTGTTGCAGGCGACCGGCGCGATGATGCTGGACGTTCTGATGACGCCTCGGGCATGGACGCTGTTTTCCACATCGCAGCAGGTGAAGGACCACCAGACCATGTGGCGCACCTGGACCCAGCCGCCGAGTCTCTCGGGCAACGCGCCCGTCACCGAGGGCGGCGTGTTCATGGGAACCATCGCGGGCTTCAACATTTACGTTTACTCCGGCTGGTACGTCGATCCGGCAGATGGCGTCGAGAAGCCGATCCTGCGTGCGCCGGACATGGTGATCATGACCAGCCCGGCCATCGAGGGATATCAGGCTTATGGCGCCATCCGCGACGAAGAGGCGGGTCTCCAGCCGCTGCCGTACTTCGTCAAGTCATGGGTCGAGCCGGACCCTTCGGTTCGCTTCGTGATGCTGCAGTCGGCGCCCATCCTGGTTCCCTACCGGCCAGGCGTGCTGTATCGGGCGAACGTCGACAACCCCTAAAGCGATTAGATTCCCTGCCGCCTCTCCGGTCGCCCCGGTTCAAGCGTGCGCGGGAAGGACGGGGCTTCGGCAATTCAATACCCCGAGGCCCCCGAAGAAAGGATCTGAATGGCTTCTCTACCGTCTGTGTTCGGCCAGGTGTTCGGGCCGCTGCTCTGGCAGCAGCAGCTCGCTATGTTCGGCCAGACGGTCACCTATTACGGGGCGAATTTCGCGGCTGGCTCGGGCGTCGCGCTCAGCGTGATCTGGAAGGAAGGGCGCGGCACGGAAGACGTCTCGCCGGGCCGGTATTCGCACATCATCGTGTGCTGCGCCGATCTGACGCCGCCGCCGGTCGAAGGCGACATCGTCGAGGACTCGAACGGGGCGGTCTACGACGTGGTGTCGGTTGAAACCGACGCGGTGGGCTTTGCGCTGTGCATTCTGCAGGAGCAGGGGAATGGCTGACGGGCTCAAGATCACGGTAAAGCAGAGCGGGCGCGTCAAGAAAATCATGCTCGACCAGGGGCCTATGACGGCCATCGGCGAGGCGATGGTGAAGGCCCAGAAACTGCGCTGGTCGAAAGCCGTTAACTCGAACGACCAGGCGGCCAAGCGGCTATCGATCAAGTATTTCTTCGAGAAGCGCAAATTCACAGGCCAGAACCGGCCCGTCCGCGACATGCGCATGACCGGCAGGACCGTCGAGAATTTCCAGCTGCGCAAGGCCATCAACAACACCATTCGCGCGGAAAATTCGACGCGCCTCGAGCGGCAAAAAGCGCAAACGGCGCAGAAGGCTGAGGACATGATCGGCTTTGCGCCTTCCGACCAGATGGTGGTGTTTCGCGAGTCGAAGGACAAGTACGGCGACTGGCTCCAAAAGGCGTGGGTGCCGCTTACCAAATGATCGATATAAAGCAGCTCACCAACACGACCGTCGACACGTTCCGCACGATCCCCGAGCTCGTTGCGCTCATCGATAGCGACGCCATCGTGCCTTATACCTACACCGGCGCGAAGGAAAACAAGCTCGAAAACGCCATCACCAACTCATCTCCCAATTCGATCCTGGTCGGCTGGGTCGAGACGCTTAAAAACGAAACGCCAGATGGCTGGTGGCTGCACCGCTTCTGGTACATCCTGCGGGGGAGCAAGGATCTCAGCCCCCTCGATTTACTCACCGCTCTCATGAACGGCGTGCCGAACCCGGGCGACGGGCAGCGCTGGCGCCTGTGCGGATTCATGGACGGCTTGAACCCGGCCTCGATCCCGACCATCGCGCAGCAGCCGGATAACGAGGGCATCGACTTCATTCAGATAACGGCAGAAATCTTAGAAACGAGGGACGTATAACTATGGCGGCTCTGGCTCCTCCCAAACCCAAGGCGCCGAAGGCGGGCGCGTCGTGCCCGGCCAACGTGCGCGAGACGAAAATTGCCTTCGGCTTCACGCCGCAGGCGGATCTGAAGACCAAGAACACCGACGCGGAGCTGTGGAGTCTCACAAAGACCAACGCCGCGCTTTCGACGGTCGATCTGGTGAGCGAGGACGACTCGGACGATATCGGGAAGGGCGACGAATTCCCGGCCAACAACTATCCGACCAGCGCTTCGACGGCTGTGCCGATTGAGAAATACTGCTCGTCGGAATTCGCAGCCTGGGCATTTCTCTTTGCGCTCGGCAACGGGACAAAAACCGGAGTGGCTCCAGCCGCGCTTACCTACGTGGCGACGCCGTCGGACCCCGCCGTCGACTGCATCAATATTCCGGCCTTCACCTGGGTCGAGCAGATCCGCGCGGAGCCAAACTCCGTGATCGACCAGGCCGAGGTGGGCATGGTGATCAACGATTTCACGCTGACGCTCGACTCGGGGCCGGGACGCAACAACTGCCGCCTCGCGGTGAACTGCATCGGGACCGGCCAGGTGAACGTGCCTTCCGGATCAGTGGTTCCGGCGCTCACGCCCGAGCACATGCTGAACGCGACGCAGGCCGCCAAGCTCACCATCAACGGCATCGACTACCTGTTGGGCGGGTCCTTCATCTCCATGGAGTTCAAGTACACCAATAACGTGCGCACCGACTCGGGCTATTACCCCGGCTCGGGCAACCAGAACGGCTTCGCCATTCGCGGCCGCATGGAATATAACAAGCGCGAATTCTCGTGGACCTTCGTGGCGCGTGCGCAGAAAGGCTCAGTGGAGCTGGCGAACCTGCTCGCCCAAACCGAGGCGCTCTCGCAGCTCACCATCAATGGCGGCCAGATCGGGGCCGGGCCTGCCGTTCACTCGATTGACATCACCGCGCCCAGAACGGTGCTTTCCGCGGTCACCACCGGCGACGCGGACGGCATTGTCACCGTGGCGGTGACGGTGAAGATGATGAAGCCGACCGATGGCGTGACGCCCATCGTCTCGCTGACTGCGATTACCGGCTACGACGGAATTTTCGGACTGTAATTTCTCTTAAAAGGAGCAAAGAACCGGGGCAATGGAAACGACACTTGAAGCACCCACGGCTGCGGACTATAAGCCGCAGTTCGACACCACCGCTGAAATTGTGCGCGTCATGCGCACCGCGTCTGCGGGAAAGACAGAAGTTATTGTGCGCTGGCCGAGCGACGAGCTGTGGTCCAAGCGCTCGATGGAGCGCAAACACCTCACCAAAGTGCTCGGGCGCGGCCAGCAGATCCCCGAGGTCGAGGAAGGCGATTCGGACCTCAATCTGTACAACGCGACGCGCGTCGACGGCTCGCCGGACCTGACGGCGGCCGAGGCGACGATGTTTTTCAACCAGCTCGCGCGGGCGAGCGTTCGTTCGCTAGACCTGGGCTCGGACGACGCCGTGGTGAAGCTGTCGGTCATGAACGGCATCGAGGTCACCCACACGCTGCGGATTCCTTCGGCGCAGCAGGCCAAGGACACCGCCAAGGCGATGGACCGCTTCGTGGGCCATCCGCACTCGACGTTCGTGAACACGCTGAAGCTCGAACCGGCGGCGCACCTCTGGGCGCAGCTCTCGCCGCGCGTCGAAGGCTACCTCCACAACTCCGTCCCGATCATCCACAAGGACGCGGTGATCCGCGAGCTGTTCATGGCGCTCGAACGCGAGGCTGCGGAAGGGGCAGGTGAGACGGATTTTTAACCAACGGCGCGTGGCCCGAGCAGCCCTCGCCCCGGTTTCTCATCTCGCGGCTGCTCAGGAGGGATGAGTTATGTCCTGGCGCTTCGGAATGCCCCGAGGTTCTTATGCTCGAACCCCTGGCCGGGATCGATGCCCGCCCCTGCGACGAATGCCCCCGGCTCCGCTTGGACCTGTCTATGGAGCTGTCGGAGCCAGGGCGCCATATCAAAGCGGCGCTCCATCTCGATTGGGCGCTGCGCTGCGGGCTCACGGTCCCGCTGAGCGAGGTTACTCAGCGTGAGTTTTTGAGGCTGCGGCTTCTCTTCGAGGAGCGGCAGAAACGGGAGGCGGAATTGGCAGAGCGCGACAACGAGAAGAGGAAGCGGGAGCTGCAGCGTGGGCGCTAACCGGATCTATCTTCAGGTCGACTTCCAGTCCGAGGACGCCGAAGAGAACATCAAAAAGCTGAACCAGCAGATCGCCGCGACCGGCGACAACGCGAAGAAGGCGACCACCACTGCGTCCGCCGGTGTCAAGAGCTTCTCGGCGAGCATCGAAGACACGCAGCGTGCCGTGTTCGGCCTGGGGGAGGCCATCGCGAGCATGGCCATCGTGCGCATGGGCGCGGATCTGGCGCAAACCGCCGACAAGATCCAACGAATCGAGATCGCGTTCAAGACGCTCACCGGCAGCGCACAGCAGGCCTCCGATACAATGCAGCAGCTGCGCGACGTCGCCAAAGGCAGCCCCTTCGCCTTCGAGGATCTGGCCGCAGCCGGGCAAAAGCTCAAAGCCTTCGGCATGGAAGCCTCGAAGATTCCTACAGCAATCCACGCGATCTCGGCGGCGAGCGCGAATATTGGCGGGACCACCGAGCAGCTCGAGGCCATCACGCGAGCCATCGGCATGATGTACGCCAAGGACGAGGCCGGAAGCCAGGAACTGTTTCGGGGAATGCTGAAGCAAGACCTGCCGGTGCTCAAGATGGTGCAGGACGCCATCCGCAAGGACACCGGCAAACTTCTCAGCGAAGAGGATATCCGCAAACTCATCGAGCAGAAACGGCTGGGCGGCCGGGAGCTGGCCGACGCGCTGATCGAAGGAATGGAGGAGCGCTTCGGCAAATCGAACGAGGTGATGGACCTGGTCACTTCGAAATTCACGAAGCTCTCGGACGAAGCCCAGAAATTCGCCAGGGTGGTCATGCGTGACTTGGGGCCCACCATCGGCTGGTGGATCGACCAGTTGCAGAAGCTGGTCGAGTGGTTCGAGGAGCTGCCCGAGCCGCTGCGCAAGGTTATCGAATACACGCTTCTCTTCGCGGGCGCCTTGGGCGTCGCCTCGGCTGCTGGGAAGGTATTCGGCGCGATCTTCAGCCTGGATCTGATCACGTCCGCAGTTCCGCTGATCATGAACCTGGGCGGCGCCTTCGGAACGCTTACCAGCGTGATTAAGGGAACCGTGGCCACGGGCGGAACCTTCACCGAAGGGCTCATCGGCGGCCTCGAAATGGCGAT